TCAGATCAATTTGTTGGGCATTTTTTCTTTTGATACATTTCTCCTTTCTTAAAGCTGTGGATATAATATCTCTTTTTCAGATATTACAGTTGCTGATGTTTTCGGTTTAGGTTCATATTGATTGTTAGGCCCATCTAGTTTTTCTGGTAAAGAATCTTTGACAAGTGTTAGAAATGACGTATGCTTCTTATCAGAAAAATCAAACTCATGTTTAATTCTCTTAATGATAAAAGCACCTTGGTAAAACCTATCATTTTTACGACCTTTGGAAGTTTTAATTGCTGCAACTAGGGGTAAATCTATTTTCACAATATCTCCAGCACTTATAACAGTATTACCGTGTGTAAGTATATTTAGTATAATTCCTTTGTCTAACTGATTTGCTGTAGAAGACCTCTCTTGTATAGTATTTTGAGGATCAGGAGCGATAAATGGTTCTGTTCCATCTTGAGTGGTATTATTTGTATCTGTTTCACCCTCTGAAATTGATGATAAGTAGGTTCTGGTTGGAAAGTCAGAGCCTCTAGAACCACCTTTTTCTATTGTAACATCACTAAAAATAGGATGTTGACTTCCACCGTGATAACTGGTTATATGTTTTTCATTATCAAAATTATCAAAATAATTATACGTGTATTCTTTAAAAGATTTACTATAAATGTTATGTACAATAAGTTTAGACCCTAAAACACCTGTAGCATAGTTAAATAAACTATTACTATTGTCAACTATTTCGTAGTCTAACACGTTTCCCAATTCAGTTTCTATATTTACAATACCTCCCTTTTGCACTTGTCCACCTGGCTCATATGTTGTGTATGTTTGTGTAGTGGGTTGAGCATATAAACTTGCTAAGCTTCTAAAATGATAACCCTTAAAATTTTCAAAGAAAAGATATGTAGGAGAAAAATTGTCATTTATTGCAGAGGATGCTGTGCTAAGTGCCATGTCGATTACATCAAATGGTGATATGTTTGGAGCAACAATTCTTTTTACTCCCCTTGTAGGTTCTATGTAAATTTTCTTCTGACAACTTACTCTATCTAACATTTGTTTTACAATGTCAGAGTAGGTTCCTGTAAGTGATCCTTTAACTCTAATTCTTTGGTTTTTTACAATTTCAGAAGATGTAAATGTAAGTAAATAAACTGAAACATTATTACCAGTTTCCGTTCTATTCTGCACAGAGTTAATTAAAAAAACATTTTCGGTGAAATCAATTATATCTGACTCATTGGTTAAAGATGGTGTTTGTATTTTTAATCTAAGATATTCTTGTCCTATAATTGGTGCTTCACTAACAAATCCTGCTGCATCTTGTAACAATATTTCACCAGATACAGAACTTCTTTGAATGTCCTCAAATAAGTTTATGTGTCCTATATTTGATTTGATATTAATCTTTAGACCAGCAGATGTTATAATTTCTGCCGTTGCAAGATTAAAATCACCTACAGCTCTAATTTCAGACATTACAATACACTTGCTTCCATTAGGTTTTCAAATTCTTCTACAAATTGGTCTACATATGCTGGGTCTAATAAACGAATTGCCCGTAGAGTGTCTTGTCTTTTTTCTTCAAACTCACGATTTGTAATTGTTGTCGCACCAGAATGTTCTGTGTTATCGGTTCCTATATCAATTGTAACAGTTGTATCACCAGAGGTTTGTGTTATCTCGTAGTGATGTAAACCATCTGGATTAGAGTACTTGTCATTTAGAAAGGCTAGAAACTGTGGTGTAGTTAGTGGCCACTGATGATACCTATCAGTGATGTTGTTCACATACATAATTATCCAGTGTAGGTTTGGATCACCGTAAAGTTTATCTGCAATCATCTCTGGAGTCTGGCCTTCTTGCACATTGTAGGTATCAAAAAGTACAGCATTTGTTCTTACTTTTGTTCGTAGTGCAACACGTTTTAATAGATTTGTAACAAGTTTATATTGACCGTTACCTACAGAATCATATGGTATAAGAGGAAAGTTTTGAAAATACATTATTAGTACCCATCGCCTATGTGACTTTGACTCAAAGTCTCTAATTCGGTAAAGTTTAATGTTAAGGAACTTTTTTGTGGTGGTGGGCCCTTGCCAGGAATCTCCTCATAAGCCGTATACCGATCTCCACCATATTGAACATCAACTTTAGTTAGAAAACAAGTTGAAATTCTATTGATAAAATTATTTCTTGAACCCCTATACATATACTCAATATCAAAGGTGCCAGGGATATCCATCTCTCGTCTTGTTTCTGGATTGGAATATGCAGGCATCGCATAAAATTTAAAGTGTTTTATAATGTCCTCAACAACTCCAGCTTCTTGTTTACTTTTTGGTATAAATGAAAATGTATAACTAAAACTTCTTCGACCAACACCCTCAAACATCATCTCCATACGTGGAGTAATCACAGAACCTTTTTCTATTTGTGATAATGCTTCTGCTCCAGATGCTATACCATCTAATGCTTTATTAAAAAAATTAGTTAATCCCTCTTGTCCGGCAACTCCTGCTGCATCTGCAGCTCGTCTTAATTTAGTTTTAGTGTCGCCTCCACCTTTAAATGCTTCTATTGCTGCTGACCCCGCAAGTGCAAGAGAACCTATTTCCTTATCTGCATATTTAATCTCATAACTAACTTGCACGTTTGGGGGCATATACAACGCAATACTTTTTTCAAGTCTTGTTGTTGGAAGCTTTGACAAAAGTATGCTGCGATTTTGAGCATTATTTGCTCCCTCAACTGTTGGAATTTTTGGGCCGTCATAAAGAGGGGGGCCTATGGGTGGTGGTGGAGCTCCACGTTCTCTTTCTATTTTTTTCACAGCCTCATTCATATCTTTGCGTTTTTCACCAGTAATTAATTTTCCATTTGATCTTGTGTTTATATGAAATAAGACATAATGACCTTGCTGTTCATCATTATCTACATTAATAGGATATGCCAAGACACTACTTGATTGCCCACCCATCAAATTTGCTATAGCACCTAAAGCAGAGTTTGAACCCTCTGGATTTAAACCAGCAATAGATTTTACACCTTCTGCAGCACTTTTCACTGCCCTTTGTGCTGCTCCGGCAGCAACTGCTCTTACTGTATCTGTAATTCCTGTGAGAACCATCTAAATACCCTTATGAAACACTTTTAATTATTTATACGAGTTATACATCATGGCATACAAAGGTAGATATAATCCTGCTAATCCTAAAAAATATAAGGGGAATCCTCAGAACATAATTTATCGTTCTTTGTGGGAACGAAAATTTATGGTATATTGTGATACCAATGACAAGGTTTTAGAGTGGGGTAGTGAAGAAATCATTATACCCTATGTTTCACCTTGGGATGGTAAAGTACATCGTTACTTTCCAGATTTCTATATTAAAGTTAAGCAATCTAGTGGTAAGCTCAAAAAGTTTATTATAGAGGTAAAACCCAAGAAACAAACTAAACCACCTAAGCCTGTAGAGAGAAAAACTAAGAGATGGATAAAAGAGGTTAGAACCTTTGGTATAAACGAAGCAAAGTGGAAACACGCATCTAATTGGTGTAAAGACAACAATATGGAATTCAAGATACTTACAGAGGAAGAATTAGGTATTCGTTATAAATAATTACATGGCGCAAAGTAAATATATTCAAAGTGTTTTAGATGCAGCAAAAGGCCGACCAAAATCTACAGAATGGTACAAAGACAAGATTAAAGAGTTTGGTAAGCCTGGAGCAATGGATTTAATTCGTGATGGTAAAAGAAACAATCGACCCTTTTACGGTAGGTTGAATATGTTTTTCTATGACCCTAAATTTAAGAAAACACTACCATACTATGACACGTTTCCACTAGTGTTACCATTAGAAACATATAGTGATGGGTTTCTTGGAATCAATATGCATTATTTACCCATACCACTACGAATAAGATTACTTGACCGTTTGGTAGATTTTTCTAATGATACAGATTTTGATGAAGCAACGAGATTGATAGTTGAATATAGAAAGGTAAAAAATATAAGGTTAGTAAAACCAACCATACACAAATATTTAGCTGGACAAGTAAAGTCACAGTTTCGTAGAATAGATGCAGATGAGTTTATGATTGCAACTCTCTTACCAGTACAAAGATTTAAGAAAGCATCTTCAAAAGAGGTATGGTCTGATTCTAGGAGTATGGTATAATGGCAATTCCTAATTTTTTAGAGGGTGCAGCTTTTGGTGTGTTGAATGATATTCTTGCCGGGTTTCGTTCTAATGAAGGATATGCACAACCAAACAAATATGAGGTTTTAATTTTTCCTCCAGCAAAACTTGGTGGTGGTCAACAACAAAATATATTTGGTGGTATGGAAAGACAATCAGATTTACGAAAAATATCTCTACGAGCTCAAAATGTAACTTTGCCAGGACGTAATCTCTCTACTACCCAAGAGAGTAATGTCTATGGCCCAGACCGTGAAATTGTAGAAGGTGTTACATATGCTGATGATATATCCATGTCATTTCAAGCAAGTTCTGGTTTAGATGAGAGAGTATTTTTTGAGAATTGGCAACGACAAGCATTTAATGAAAAAACTTGGAACATAGGGTATTACAATGACTATATTGGTCATGTGGAAATGTATGTTTTGGATAAACAAGACCAAAGACGATATGGTATAAAACTATGGGAAGTCTTTCCAAAAACGATAGGTTCAAATGATTTATCATATGATGCAAACGATCAATTAATGCTACTTCCAGTAAGTTTTACTTTTAGATACTGGACAAGTTTAGATCAAAGTCAAAATCCACAGATCAGTATTTTTGATAGAGTTTTTGATACTGTGGTAAACGTAGCTGAAAGAAATATAAGTAGAAATATACCCAAAGTATTGAGTAGATTATAATAAAGGATGAAAAATTATGGCACTACCTAAGTTAGACACTCCAACCTATGAGTTGGAGCAACCCTCTACTGGTGAAAAGATAAAATATAGACCTTTCCTAGTAAAAGAACAAAAGACACTTATGATGGCTCAAGAGTCTGGTGATGATGCTCAAGTAAGAGATGCTCTTGCAAATCTCATAACTGGTTGCACTTTTGATGTTATTGACCCATACAAAGTTCCTATTTTTGATGTGGAGTTTTTATTTTTAAGAATACGTGGAAAATCTGTGGGTGAAAAAATAGACCTAAGTTTATTATGTCCAGATGATAACAAAACAAGAGGAGACAAAAGTATTAACTTAGAAGATATTGGTGTAAATATGAAAGTTGGTCACACCAATGAAATTAATATTACAGATAAAATAAAAATGATTATGAGATATCCTACTCTTAACGATATGACTGATGTTAATCCTGATACAGCAAATTCAGAAGATGTTTT